GTGAACGCGCTCGGGCTGGCCGCCTCGGCCCTGTTGGTGTCGAGCTGGCCTTGGACGATCGCCACCGCCGCGGCGAGCTGCGCCGCCTCGGCTGCGCTCTTGTCCGGCCAGATCTTGTTGATCGCCGTGGTGGCGAGCTCGATGCCGGCGGTGAGCGGATCTACTGCCACTCGCCCGACTCCATCTGCACGGCCAAACGCATCGCCCTGGCGGGCGTCTGCTTCGCCCAGGTGCTGTCGAGCATCTCCACCGCGGCATCGCCGTACTGCCCGTCCTCGATGCTGCCCAGGGTCCTGTGGAAGGCCAGCAGGCCCTTGGTGCCTAGCTGGAAGGCCATGTTCACCAGGACAGCTCTACGGGGCTCTGAGAGCCTCGCAGCCCACGGCAGCGCCTGCAGGACCTCGTGGGTCTTGGCCTTGATGTCGTTGTCGAGCAGGTAGTCGATCTCGTCGGGGCTCAGGCCACCGCCGCGCCGCTCGTCGATCAGGCGCCCGACGCCGATAGTAAGGAACCCAAAACTGTCGTGATACGCATGGCCTACCGCCCCCTCGTCGCGGATCAACTGCTGTTTCAAATCCACAATGTTGCTCCCCATGCTAAGACCAAGACCCACAGGCCCTCGCAAAGGATCACCGACCCGGGGCAGGTCCAGCGCGCCGCACTGCTGGGTGAGCGGCATCCGCTATTTCGGCGCCAATAGTCACATCGCTATTATGATCGTCTATATATTCTTGGGCATTTTTATATCCATTCAAAATTGCGCAGCGCGCAATTGCCGCTGCAGAATTTTCAGCAGCAATTACCGCAATGTTGTTGCGACTTTTGCGCTTGGAGCTGTAAGCAAAAACTTGGTAGTTGTTCATGTTCCGGTCCGGTTGCGGGTTGGTGTGAGAAGAATATTACCAAAAAAGTTCGGTGAGCGTCACTTGTCGGCCTTACCGTCGAGCCGGTCGAAAATCTTGCCCAACATCTCCTTGATGTCGCGCATGTCAGCCCGATAGTCGTCCCGAGCCACATAGGTGCGCGGCAGGTCCTCGCGCAGCTTGGCTAGGTCGGCTTTGAGCTCTTTCACCGCCGACCAAAGCTCGCGGGCAAACCATCCGGTGACCGCGGAGGTGCCCCCCAGGCCGATATCGATCAAGTGTTGGGGGTCCATGCGTTATTCCTCGGATTGACGCTTGAGCGCCATGTTCTTCAGCAGCTCGCCGAATATGTCGAAGCTCACCGTGTGCTCAACCTTCGAGTCGTCCACCGTGACGTTCTGGCGCGAGCCGTACTTCTTGGGGTCCCAGCAGGCCAGCAGGCGCAGGCGGACGTCAGTCTGATTCTTGCGCCACGAGATGCTGCCCGGGTCGTAGCGTTTATTGCCCAGATCGTCGTGCACCGCCAATGGCTCGGTGTCGATCAGGTTCATGCAATCTTGCGCGATGATCTCGTATCCGGCATCCCGCGCGCGCGCGTACGCCAAAGCGAAGTCTGGGTCTTCGCGCTGCCAATCGGATATTGTGATTGCGCTCGGGTGACCCGGCAATGCGCACCACTGCGCCAGCGGTTTGCTCGACGCAATCCACGCCGCAACATCGACCTTCAACTCGGCCTTGTTCGGAAAATTGCTTATGCCCTTCGGGCGTCCTCGTGTAGCCATGCGCGCGAGTCTACCCCAGCAGGCTGCGTGGCTGCAAATTCTTCGGTCCAGTCTTCCAGCGATTTAACGAGCGCGAGCTCAGCCTTGAGGTCCATGATCTGCAGCAACACGAGCGTGAGCTGCGTCGTGCGGGCCTCCAGGCGGGCGCGCAGCGCCTCGACCTGGGCCTCAAGTTTGGCGATGCGTTTGGCGTCAGTCATGGTTACCCAATATCCCGATCGCCATCGCCGTCGTCTTCAAAATCCACCGAAAGGGTGGCTTCATACCGCGCGTCAACCAAAGTTGATGATGGCTTGGTTGCTGTTGGCATTGCCAATCGCTGCTGACGAGCGCGCCACTCTTCTTGAGCGCGTTTGTCCCTCTCCTCCTCAATCTGCCACCGGGTCATCATGCTGTCTCTCCATCAACGGCCAGCGAGACGCTGACCCATTCGAATGAGCTGCCCTCGGGCAGTACGGTAGTGCCCTCGGGCAGGCGCGGTCCCTGGAGCTGGGCGACGTACATGCAGTCGCCAACCGCCAGCTTGACGCTGATGCGATTCATCGGGACGCCCAGCAGGGCGGCGGTGTCGGCGTGGCCGACGGCGCTGATATAGCGCCCAGCCGCCAATGCGCGCTCGGGGCGCTGGCAGGGTGCGAACCGCACCCTGTGGAGGTCTGCTTGGGCTACCATGCCCAAGGAAAAGGCGTTGGCGATGTAAATCATTTCTCTGCCCCCTCGATCATGTGCCGGGGGCCGTAATTGTCGTACGACACGAACGTGATGTCCGACCAGACTTGGCCGCCGCCGATGCGCTTCTGCGCCGCCCTGAAGTTCTTGTAGCTGACCCAGGCATAGCCTTTTTCCTCGACCTGGATTTTCAAGCGGGTCGTGCGCCCGCTGTAGGCGGCGCGCAGGGTGGCGTAGGTGACGGTACTCATTCTGCCGCCCCCTCGACTGCGTCCCAGTACGCCTGCTCGCCGGGCGTCATGCCGGCCTCGAAGTACTCCTCGTCGGCCAGCTCGGCCTCGTAACGGGCCTGGGCGGCGGCCACGCGGGCCTGGATGTCCTGGCTGACCAGGGCGTTGAACTCGGCTTGTGTCATGTCGATCTCCGTTGTTGATGTAGGGATTGTAACCCGGAGTTTGAGGCCCCGGGTAAATTTTTTAACGCTGTAGCATCCAATCACGGCGCATGCGTTCCGCGCGAACCGGGTCGTTGATACGCTCGGCGAGCCATTTCGTTGCCCACTTGCGATCGCCATCGCAAATGGAGTTGCTCATGTCGCGGTGGAAACGCTCGATGGCGTCGTCTTCCGCCAACTCGGCGGGCGTGCTGTTCGCAAGGTCCATCCGCTTACGGACAGCGACGTGCTTGCTGTCCGCGCACTTCGAGCATTGCTGCTCGACCGGCGTGGTCTTGAACTGCGCCCAGTTGCACGACTCGGGCGTGCGGAGCAGATTGCGACCGCAAGCGGTCTTGGCGCCAAGCCCGGTGCCGGACTTGTTGAGGTGCATTTGACGGTAAGCCATGTCGATCTCCGTTGTTGATGTAGAGATTCTAACTACAAGTTTGAGCCCCGTGGGGCTTTTTCTTCAACTATTTTTACGCCCCGGTCAGTTTGTCGGCCTCGACCGCGTAGTCTTCCAGCCACGTGTCCGCCGCACCTTCAAGCCGGTTTGCGAGGTTTAGGGCGTTCAAGCGGGTGATCTTCTCGCCAGAGACGCCGATCGATTCAAAGTGCCTGCGTTGCGTGCTGATGTAGCGCAGCGTGTCCACCGCCTCCTTGAGCAGGTAGCGCAGGCGGTCCATCTCGGCCTCCTGGTCCGCCAGGGCGGCGTGCAGGCCCGTTGCCAGGGTGTTGCCCGCCACGTAGGCGGAGATCTCGTTCTCGGTGTGGGTGCGGTTCATGGTTCAATCCTCCAGGAAGTAGCGGACAAGAATGTCGTGGATGTCGTCGTGGTACTCGTCGTTCGGCAGGGCAGCGCCGGCGATCACGGTCAGGCAGTCACCGACCAGATACACCTCCAGGCCCGTCACCTGAGCGATGGCCTCGGCGATCTCATCGAAACGCGCGACCTTGAGGTCTTCGCTGGCGATCTCGTCCTCGAACTCCCAGGCTTCCGCCAGGAAATCGTCCAAGGCATCGCGGGCCTTTTCGATCGCCACCCGGTATGCCGGGGCGAAGATTCGGGCGTCGTCCGAGATGCGGAACATCTCGTCGAGACCGTCTACCTCGTTGTCGTACTGAACGTATGCCATGTCGTCTCTCCTTGGGTGGTTAGATGGTGGTTAGATCAGGCCGTAGCACTCGGCCACGATGTCTTCGACGCGATCGTCGCAAGCGCCCAGTTCGCCGGCCAGGATCTTGCACGCCTTGACCAGCGTGTCCGAGCCACGGTAGCCGCCACGGAACGAGACAATCGTCTCGTGGCGTGAGTACGCCACCGATCCCTCGGCGACCAGGACACCCGCAGCCTTGCGGACGCGGTCAGCGACCAGCTCCGCCGTGTCCGCAGCCGTTCTCTTGGCGGCCTCGGCGGCAGCCTGGGCGGCTGCGCGCTCCGCATCAGCGGCGGCCTGGGCGGCGGCCTTGGCCGCATCCTCGGCGGCCCAGACCGCCCGGCGGGCGTTCATCGCCCGCTCGGCATCTGACAGGCCATCGCCAACGCGATCGCCGAAAATGGCTTCCAGGAAACGCTCGCCGGCGGTGGCGCCGGTCTTGATCGTGGTGTCTGTCTTGGTGGTGTTGGCCATGTCGTCTCTCCGTTGCGTTGCTGATGTAGAGATTCTAACCTGCAGTTACAGCCTCCTGGGGACTTTTCTTCAACTTTTTTTCGTGCTGGGTCTGTTCCGCAGGCAGGCCAGCGTCATCAGCAATCGCGTCTCAAGTCTAAGCACCCTTGAGCTCCTTGATGTGCCGCAACGCGCACTCGTAGTGCCTGGGGCCGTAGCTCCAGCAATCGGGGCCGTGCGTACCGATGTGACCTTCTCGGTCGTCTTGGTATTTGAGGGCGCGCTTGAGACGCTCGTTCTCTGCTAGGGCATCGCCCAGCAGAAGGTCTAGGTTGCGTTCTATTTCAGTCATGTATATTACGGTTTCCTTGTAACTTCTTTATATTTCATAAGCCGGGTAATGATGCCCATTGCGGAACAATAACTTTTAATCCAGGCTTTGTTACCGTCTCTGTCGTATAGCCGACGACATTGGGCACAGCGGTATTTCATGGCTCAATCCCAAAGTGAATCCGTATTGCATTAACCCCAATCATTCCGTTAGGGCTGCTTGCTTTTACTACTCTTGCGCATTCCAACACCACAAGTTCTGTAAACTCTTCCAGCGCCGCCTTCTGCACCGGCCCAATGCTGACCCAGTCGCTCAACCGCTCAAGCCCAGGTCGGGCAAGTAGTTCTTTGATGCGTTCGTTCATTTCTTCATCGCCTTCCTGTTGAAAATCCAAATCCAAATAACGCCGCCGGCAATCTTCGCCAAGAACTGCGCCAGCACAATCTGAGGCATCAGCGCCCCAAATGCCAAGGTCGGAAAAATCAACGAATCTACAGCCGCGCCTGCAACATTGGACCCGTTTGCCCGGTACATCCAAGACCCGCGCAACCGCGTAAAAGTTGCCCAATCAACAAGCGCGGCGGCACTGAACGCACATGCGCTTGCCACCGCAATCTTGCCGGCAGCAGGGTTCAGCGCATACGTCAGCAACCCGGTCAATGCGATCAGCACCGCCATCTGCCAAGGTTTGATGCGGACATGCAACCAATCGCGCATGGTCAGGTCAAGACCTATCAGCACAAAGGCATTGACTGGCGTCACGCTTGGGCCAAATGTTGCTACGGACAAATTAGCCAAAATCATGGCGGCGGCGTAAACCAAAACGGCAGTTGCGATCATAGAAATGTGTACCTTGTTGCTGCGTTGTGAGACTCAATTCGCGCTCGCATGACTGCGGCGCGGGCTTCTTTGGTCGGTGGCAAATAGTTTCCCTTTTTCCAATGCTGGTCTATCCCCACGTTTCTACCTATGTTCGTTGAGTCGGCGCTTGACAGCGGCAAAAGAGTGAACACCTTAGGGTTCAGCATCCGCAACCCGTGCAGCTTGACCAGAGGCGCGCCGTCCGGCGTACAAACAACGCGCATCGCTTTGTCCATGCGCGTCCACCATGTCGGCGTTCCCGGCGTTGCGTACTCGCCGGAACTTCCTAAACAAACGCGCGGGTAGACCGCCGCCAGCCGCTCCAACCGGTCAAGCGATTCGTGCATGTGCCACACCGGCGCCGCAAACCAATACGGCAACGGACATTCCAGAAGCAACGCATCGTTGGCAAGTTCGCTGCCGTCGATGACGTCCGGAATGATTGCAAAGTCGCACGATGGAATACGACGGCACATCTCGGCCCAAGCGTAGTACTCGCGCCAGTCCGTTATTGGCTTGCCACTGCGCCAAGCCGAAAACGCGCCATTGTCAACCGCAAACGACTGGCAAACTTCGACAGCCAACCCCAAAGGTTGCGTGTCGCAAAACGACACAAAAGCGTGCCCCCCCGTTATGGCATGGTGGGCCACCGTTTGCGGATTGATCGGTAGCCCGTGGTAATGAATCATGTCGGCTCAATGCCCCCTAGTTGTTTGCTTGACAGAGTTGGTCATCATCGCGTCGACCAGCTCCCGGAACGTCGGCGTCTCCGGAAACTCGACGTCTTCCAGGTCCCGGGTGTCGACCGCCATGCCGACCCTGTCGCCGTACTGCACGGCGACCACGCGCTGGCTCAGGTAGCGGAACCGAGCGGCGTCTAGCGCGTCGGTGTCGTCACTCATCGCTGCGCCCCAGTACCCGCTGCTCCATGAGCCGGTGGCTGTGCTTGAGTTGTCGGTTTTCCTCTTTGAGCCGGGCGATCTCGGTGGCGGAGTGCCGCAGCCGGCTCTCGGCCTGCTCGATCCAGTTCGCGACGTCCACCGGCATGCGGTAGGTGGCCGTAGAGGCCACAGGAGCCTCCGCAGGCTCCGACTGGGGCTTGGGTACCACCCGGGTCAGTTTTCGCGCTGCTGGGGCTGTTTTAGTCGTTTGGGTTGCCATTGGTGTGTCCTTGGTTGATGAAATTCTCAATCTGTTCGTACAACTCCGGCCTGCCAATGTACAAGGACCCCGCGTCCCGTGTCCGGGCGAGCCGGCCATCCCGCCACCCGAGCCAGTAGTTCGCCTTGCGCGGTGCCTTGCCGTCGACGACCAGCTTGCCGCTGATCCAGCCGGACTGGTCCCGGACCCGGAAGAACAGGCGCCAGTCCAAGTCCTCGTGGCGGAACGAGTGCAGGTGCATCCACTCGTCGGTTGCGGGGGCGTTGCCCCTGAATTTTTGAGTCACAGGAACAACGCCAGGGCGATGCCAATGCCCGCGAAGACCGCGAACACCAGCGCGCTGGCGACCAGCTCCCCGACGAATGCGTCGAAGAACGACCGCTCCGGCTCGGGGTCGTAGAACTGCGGCCTACGGCTTTCGGGGTCGAACATCAGAAATTCCAGGGCTTGATGCCCCGGGCCTTGCAAATGCGACGGGCCTCGCCAATGGTGCCGGCGAGGAACTCGCCGGTCTGGTCGTTGATGCTCGGGGTCGCGTGAACGATCACGCGAAACTTTGCGGGCCAGCCCTTGGGGGCCTTGTAGAGGGAAGCGTACATACGGGTCTCCTTGGAATGGGGCCGAGGCCCCGGGGTTTACTTGAGGGAAATCTTGACGGTGAACACCGCCGACAGGGTGGCGTACTTCGCGATGACCTCAGGCGCCACGCCCAGGTCCTTCACGAGCTTGCTGTAGGCCACCGTGGTGCGGTCGGCCTGGACGACCGTGGCCTTGAAGAACTCGCCCTCGAACGCCTTGGGCGCGTCCACCGACGCCGTAGCGGCGTCGCGGAAAGACTCCTTGAGGGCCTCGGCCTTGGCCGTCAGGGCGGCGATCTGGCTCAGGAGCGAGCCGAGCTCGTCGGCGTTTGAGGCGGTGTTGAGGGCTGCGTTCATGGTCGTGTCCTTCGGGGTGGGTTGCTGATGTAGAGATCATACAATCAATCTGTTGTACCCCACAAGCCCCCTCCTCAACTTTTTTTTTCACCGGGGGGTTGTTCCGAACCCCTGCTCTATGTTCCAGACCTAGAGCACCCCTGTCAGGGGGTGCTCCAGGTGGTATCTGGAACAAGTAGAGCATGCACATTTGCTCTAGATCACGTCTGGAACACGTCTGGAACAGTCTGGAACATCTGGAACAGTAAAAAATTGCATGCTCCTCAATCCCACATTCCTGCCTCATTATTAGGCAAAGTGACCCTTCCGCCGTCGTCTACCGACAGACGCCCGACAGCCACAAGCTCGGTGATCGCGCCGTGGACCTTGGTGCCGCGCTGGTCCCGTTTCAGGGGCCGGTCGGGGTCGGGCACGAACGGGCGCCGCGCCAGCACCGCGGCGACCAGCTCGGCCTGGGTCAGGGTGCCGCCGTTGATCTCCAGCAGCGCCGTGGCCTGCTCAAGCACCAGCGGCTGCCACACCGCCTTGGGGTCGATGTCCTTGGGCTTGCCCTTCTGGTCCACCACCGCCTGCCTGCCGACATCCGTGAACTGCACAACGCAGGTCGTCTCATCGTCCCCATCAGCGTCCTGCCCGACGACAACGGTCAAGAGCTCGAACCCATACTCGGCCCCGTCGACCCCGCCCTTCATCTTTGTGACCGTGGCGACCCGGTCATCGTCCAGGCGCAGCACCTCGATCTCAAAGTCCGACGCCGCGCGCAGCCCTGACCAGCCCCGGGCGCCCTTGCTCTCGTCCTTGCCACTGTGGTGGATCAGGATGACCATGGCGCCGGTGGCGCGGCTGATGGCCTTGCAGTACCCAAGGACCTTGCCCATGTCCTCACCGCTGTTCTCGTTGCCCCCGGGCATGACCTGGGCGAGGGTGTCGATGATGATGACGTCGAACCCGCTGCCCTGGCGCTTGATCTGCGCAAGCAGGGCCTTGACGTCGATCTCTTCTAGGAAATTCGGGGCCTCGCCGACGAACCGCATGTTGAGGTCCGCCAGGGCAACGCCCATGTGCTGGCAGGCGCCGGCCAGACGCTTGCGCATGTCCTCGACGCCCTCGGCGGCAATCCATAAGGGCGCGATCGGCCTGGGGGTCCGGTGACCGCGCCAGTCCCGCCCAAGGGTCAGGGTGGCTATCAAGTCGAACGCCACGAATGTCTTACCGGAGCCGCTGGCGCCGTAGATCACGCCCAGGGTGGCATGAGGGACGATGCCCTTGCAAAGCCACGTCGACTGCCGTCTGACGGCAAACTCGGGCGCGGTCTCGATGCGAAATCGCTTGGCCTTGGTGGCCGCCCCCTTCCCGGTACCGCCGATGGCCTCCAGATCCTGGACATCACCCGGGGGCGGCCCCAGGTCGTCGAACATCGCCAGGATCTCTTCGCGATTGGTGGCCTTGGGCTTGGCCTTGACGCAGTGCTCGACCCACAGGTACTGCTGCGCGCGTATCTCGTTGTCGCCGCGGTGGCGCATCGCCACGTCCATCGCGTGGCTGTTGACCAGCGTCGACAGCACGATCTGGTCGGACAGGCCCAGGCTGTACAGGCGCACGCCGGCGGCGTGCACTGCCGCCGAACCGTCGCCGTCGTCCAGGCCCTCCAGCAGGAAGGCCAGGGTATCGGCGGGCAGGTCCAGCGTGTCGATGTCGGGCATCACGACCTCGGGCCACACCTCGGGCATCGGCGGCACGCCGCCGGGGATGACGGTGAGCGTGGGCGCGCTGCTCTTGCCGTACCGGCTGCGCAGGTTGGCCTGGGTCGCCTCGGTGATGTCGCGAATCGCGACGCCATCGCTACAGGCGTCGCCGGTGATGGTGAGGAACCTCGCCGCGTGGCCGGCGTACACCTCCACCCCTAGGTCGTGGTTGTTCCAGTCGGTCGGTGACGCGCCCCTGGCAACAATGCGCAGGCCCCGCCCGCTCGGTGAGATCTCGGTGTAGCTGCCGACCATCGCGATGATCTCGATCGCACGGGCTGAGAACGCACCCGCCTCGTCGATACAGTTGTCCAGGTCGATGAACGTGAACTCGGGCAGCCCTGTCACCACGAACCCCAGGCCCGTGAAGAAGCCGGCGGGGTAGGCCTGCAACTCGGCCTGCGCGGCCTCGAATGTCAGCCACGTCTCGGGCTTGGCAGTGCTGCGTCCGTTGCCTGGGATCTTGTCCCACTTGCCGCGCTTGTCGTTCCATTGCGCTCGCCAGGGCGACCATCGCGCCATCGCCTTGAGCTCGCCGGGGATGTTGCCCGGCTCGTAAACCTCGCCGATAGGCGGGCGTGCTGTTGTCATTGTTGTCCCAATCTCTGGCCGCGTCTCATCGGTGTCGGGTGAACTTACCGGCGGGGCAGAGACGGGCATGCCTTTCGGCGGGGGGATCAGCCACGCCTAGCCGGGGTTCGGGGGCCAGTCTACACCTCCTTCGACAGCATGTCGGCGAGCCGTGGGTTGACGAGACGGTCCCGGCCCACGCCGGTGACCTGCTCGACCTCAACGACCCGGGCGCTGGGCACGTACCCCTGCCTGACCCAGTAGCTGACGACCTGTTGGGTGACGCCGAGCAGGTCGGCCAAGTTGCGTTGGGTGCCCGCGACGCTGACAGCCTCTTGTATTCCAGTCATGACGACCTCCTTTGTACAAAAAACCGATGGTACACGAGAAAAGTTGTAGGGGGCTTGCGGAGCCTCACAACAATGCTATAGTACACGGGCTGGACAACATTTCGATTGTCCTCTGTAGGAGCCCTGATGAGTCTAGAACAAGCCCTGGCGGACAACACCGCCGCCATCCGCGAGTTGATCGCGGTGATGCGCCCAGCGGCGCCGGTTACCGCACCCGTGATGACGTACCACGTCGAGTCGACCAAGGACGACGTGAGCACGATTGTTGCCCGCATCGATGGGTTGCCGGTGTTGGTCAAACCGGACGAGGAGGCCGCCCCCGAAGTCCCGTATGTCATGCCGGCGCTCCAGCCGCGCGAGGCCGTGGTGGAAGCACCTGCGGCCCCGGCAGCGATCGAGTACGCCCAGGTGGCCCAGGCCATCATCGACACGTTCAAGGTCGACCGGGCCAAGGTCGTTGCGACGCTGGGCAAGTTCGGCGCCAAGAAGGGCCCCGAGCTCAAAAAGGAGGACTACGCCGCTTTTTTGGCGGAGCTGGCCTGACCCCAGGCTTTGAGATGGACCGGCAACGGGGCGAAGCGTTGGGTGAGTTCGGTATGCGGCTTGTGGAATCAAGCCAAAGCACCGAATGGAAAGAGTTGGCAAAGCGGATGATTCTGGAGTACATCGCGGACAAAGGGCCGTGCGTCATAGAGGACGCGCGCCAGTACTGCGCTGTTTGCAACCTACCGGACCCTACGCATCCCAACGCCTGGGGGGCAATAGTCTCCGGGCTTGCCAAGTCGAACCTAATTGAACGCACCGGGGAGTGGGTGAAAGCCTCTTCTGTACTGAGTCATGCCAGCATGTACCCGATCTGGCGAATCAAATAAAGGAACAGAAATGACTGAAAAAGTGGACACGGTTGAGAGCCTGCAGGAGAAGCTCAGACGCACGATGGCCCGCGCTAGGTTTTATCGAATGTGCGGTTACAAGGAGGAATTGCAGGCCGATCGAGCAAAGCAAATTGGCGCTTTTGACATGTACGTTGCAGCGTTGCTACCCGCCCTGGTGTCGACGTACCCCAACATCTACGAACTTACCCACAAAATTTGTGAGATTGTGCAGAACGTAATGGGCGCACGTGAAGAGTGGCTTTCAGCCGAGGACATGGAACTGCCCGACGATCCCGATTACCCCGACGACGAGGACGAATTCTGATGCCCGGCACCCACGCAAAACTCTCGCCCAGCAGTGCGGCGCGCTGGATGACCTGCCCCGGCTCGGTGATCCTCTGCGAGGGCTTGGAGGACAGGTCTAGCAAGGCGGCGGACGAGGGCACGATGATGCACCTCGTTGCCTCGGAGTGCCTGGACAACAACCTGGACGCCACCGCTGATTTTGAGAGTCTCACGCCAGAGCAGGCGCAGTCGGTGCAGACCTACGTCAACAACGTGCGGTCGATCGTCAACGCCACCGAGGGCATCCTGCTGGTCGAGCAGCGACTGCCGATCCACCACATGACGGGCGAGGAAGGCGCCACCGGCACGGCGGACGCGGTCATCCTGATGCCCGACGAGTTCATCGTCATCGACGCCAAGTTCGGTCGTGGTGTGGTGGTGGACGTGGTAGACAACGCCCAGCTCATGATGTACGCGCACGCGGCGTACGTTGAGTTCGGGCACGTCTACTCACCGACGCAAGTGCGGATGATCGTCGACCAGCCGCGCCTCGGCGCACTGTCGGAGTGGACGATCTCGGTGCCCGAGCTCGAAGCGTTTGCCGACAAGGTGCGGGATGCCACCTGGGCGATCAGCCTGCACGACGAGACGTTGAACCCCAGCCCCAAGGCATGCCAGTGGTGCCGGGCCAAGGCCACGTGCCCGGCGATCCGGGACCAGATCCTGGCCGACTTCGACGCGGTGGTGCCCGAGACCGCTGACGAGGCCGACCTGGGCCGCGTGATGACCAACGCGCCGATGATCGAGGCGTGGGTCAAGGCGATCAGGGCCGAGGTCGAGCGGCGCCTGCTGTCCGGTGAGTCTGTGCGGGGCTACAAGCTC